AGTTTATAATTTAGATGTATTCTTTTTAACCTCTGCTATATCTTTCTGAATTTGAATGATTGGTTTTACAATAGCTCCTGTATTTTCCGAAATCTGTACCAATTCAAGATAAGATTGTGCTATCAAATCTCGCGTATCATCAGCGATATTCCTTGTTTCCGTATTTATGGAAAGTAGAGCATCTGCTTTTACTGTCAGTAGATTAAGTGATTGAGATTGAATAATATTCTGATTCTTTATCTCTTCTCCTGCAATCTGCAATGCTGTAAACCGCCCGTTCAACTCTTCGCCGGTATCTTGACTCATTACCTGAAAGCCTTTGGATGAAGCTGACTGCGATGTTGATTCTTGCGAAATTTTATCATATCCGGTTGCTGCGGCAAGCTCGTCACGAAGCTTCATGGCTTCATCCACATAACCCATGTATTCATCCATCAGCTCCTTACGCTCATTATTATCAAGTGTACCATCATCTTTCATGGCTTCACCGAATTTGTCATACCATGTTCTCAGTTTGTCACTAAACTGTTCACCGATGGCATTTGACAGCATTGCCTGCATGAAATATTTGGATATGTCATCAGCAACATCCTCAGCACTCTTCCCCATGTCCATCAGACTGCTTACAAAACTGTCATACATGGAATCGAATGACATTCCGGTCAGACCCTCATAAAGATTATCGGTCAACTCCTCCAGTTTGCCGGCCTGCTCAATATAATCATCAAGTTTATCGGTTACACGTTCACCATAACCACCTTTCCCGGCATTCTGCATCTTTGTCCATATATCAACATTACTACGGAGTTTTTCCATCTCTTCAGGTGTCAGCTCCCATAATGAAGAAGTTCCGGTAAAATTCTTGTTTATGTTCTGTTGAATCCATTTCAAGTCTTCGGCAGACCATCTCATGTAGTATTGCCAGCTCTTATGTGAATTATGGTAACCTGCCTGTTCACGGGCAATATTCAGATAATTGGAGTTCTGCTCTTTCTGGTATTCATAAGCACTTCTATACGCAGCTACGGATTTCGTTCCTTTGCTTGCCTTTATCTCATCTGTCAATGATTCGATAGAAGTCTGTAGCGTCTCGTTACGGTCGGCAAGACGATTAATGGAATCCTGTACCTCCTTTGCATTGCTTCCACTCCAATTAATTGCCCCACCTAATGATGTGATACTTGTTAAAGCCCCTTTTATCGTTTGCAACCCGCCGGTAACAATAGACATTGGTTTCATTAGGTCTATACTTCCAAGTCCATCCAACATCTCGCCAAACCCGGACATTGTTCCCTCCAACCATTCAGGTGTTTTTGTACCAAGCGTTTCCATGATACCGATAACTTGATTACCGGCATCGACATATTGACCTATCTCATCAACGCCATGATGTAAAACGGTAGTAGCTTCCGATATCGCTTTCTGTTTGTTGTTTTTTGCGCTTTCAAGAGTAGCCTTTGCATTCTTCTTTTCTTCGTCTGTACCTTCTTTGAGCGTTTTGTTATACACTTCCTGCGCTTCACGTTGAGCATCAGTGGCATCTTTAAGGGATTTAAAGGAAACAGACATAGCTTCAAAAGGATTGCGTTCTGAAACCTTATCATCAATCCTTTCGATAGCATCTACCAGTTCTTTAAGGTTTTCAGGAGATAAATCCTTTTGAGATGATATAAAGTCTTTAAGGTTAACTTTCAACTTTTTCAAAGTATCAGTAGAAACCTTGTCAAGATTACCAAAGACTTGTTCCCAATTCATATTTTTCTTGAATTGTTCAGCATCAAGTTTGAATATATCTTCATTCTTGACTTCTGTACGCTTCTCAACGCTTCGGTCTATTTTGGCTATTTCACTGGCATCACCTTTGGCTTCCGCTTTCTTACGGGCTTCCTGCAATACAGCAATATCATCGTTAAACTTTTTTTCAATGGCAAGACGTTCATCCGTATAAGACAAATATTGCTCTGTCAAATCCTTGTATGCTTTTTCATTATTGGCAATGGCAGCCTTGTAAAGTTCATCAAAATGCTTCCGTTCGTTATCGGAAAGTTCAATACCGGTAGCATCAAAAGATTTTCCTTTGTTTTCGGGATTAGCATCCCACGCAGTACGGGCATCCTCAATCTTCTTTCTCAAAGCATCCTCTTTTTGACGGTCAATAGCCTGCATCTCCTTCTCGAAGTTGAGTTCCATTTCAGCAATGGTCTTGGCAGAGCCTTCATCCATAGCTTTGATTCGGGCTTCATCAACTCTCATTTGCAAATCCTCGGCATTGCGTTTTTGTTCCAACGCTTGTTTCTCAAGGAGAACATTATATTTATCAGTCTGCTTACGAAGTTTCTCGGTTTGATTCTCCTGTTTGGTTAATGAGCTTCCGGTAATGCCGCCCAAATTTTTATAGGCTTTTTCAGTTGTTTCCGCCCGTTTCTTAGCCTCTTCATACTGCTTTGAGGTAAACTTAGATTTATCCTTTTCTATTTCAGAAAGTTTCTTCTTAGCATCATCCCAGTCTTTCTTCGCTTTCTCATAATCCTGCTTATAAGTAGTAGGGGATTTCTTTTTAGCCAACGCTCCATTAATTGAAGAAATAATGCTTTCTAAATCTCCACCTTTAACCATCATCCCGTTTACAACAAAACCATTGCGTTTGGATGCAGACGATTGAGCAAGTTTCAATTCCGCTTCAAGCTTCTCCTTAGAATAGTTTTTAAGATTGGATTTGTAAGCGGAAATATTATCATCCAACATGTCTTTCTGATACTTTTTTAAAAGTTCAGAGTTTTTCTCCATTTGCTCACGCACCTGTACGTATGACTGATTACCAGAAAACATTTTCCATATTTCTTTATCGGAATCAGACATATTCTTCCGTAAATCGGGATTATCAAATAGCTGCAAATATCTCCGTTGGTTAGCAATCGTTTGTTTTAGAGCATTATAATCATCTCTCCTGCCTTGAACAGAACGCCTTGAATCTTCTTCGTTTATTTTTTGCTTCAACTTTAAGATATCCTCCAACTTTAGCTTTTCAATATCGTATTGTTCGAAAATTTTAGGGTATTCTTTACGAAGTTCTTCTAATGATTTTTGCCGAGTAAGAGTAGCCAAACTCTCATCACGAGCAGCCGTCAATAATTCTTCGATTTTCAGCTTGTGTTCCTGTTCTTTTTTTAATGCTGCATCTTTTATGCCGTTATATTCTTTTTGAGCACGGGCGGCAGCAGTTGTACTGTCAGACATTGCCCACATTGCAGTAGCAAGCCCACTGATAACGACAGTTAAAGCTACATAAGGATTGGTAAGCATTGCAGCGTTTAAAGCTAACTGCGCTTTTCGTGCCCATAAACGGGCATTGGTAAGTCCAATCTCCACAAGAGTATGTTTACTTTCGGCAGCAGTAACAAGCATCACTGCGGTCCGGTATGTACCATAAGTAACCACTAATCCAGCCAAGACCTTACCTACTGTTTCATAATTCCGAATCAACGAAGTTGTCATTTGAATACCGTCCATAATAACACTTTCCGACTTAGTTCCCAATTCGTTAAACACGGAATCCAAAGCATCCTGCATCATAGACAATTGACCATTGATAGTCTTTGAAGCATTCTCAGACATATTATAGAACTTACCACCTGCGGAAGTTGCATCAATGAATGCCTGTTGAACCATTTCAGCGGAAACAGCACCTTTGGACATTTCATCTTTCAAAGTTGCGATAGATTTTCCGGTCTTTTCGGAGATAATCTGTAACGGGTTGAATCCAGCGTTTATCATTTGATTCAAATCCTGCCCCATAAGTTTACCCGCTGCTGACATCTGTGAAAATGCCAAAGTCAGCGAATTGAACTTACTGGATTCCCCCATAGAAATATCACTAATGGCTTTCAAGTATTTGATAGTGTCTTCTGCTTGTATGTTAAATCCAAGCATCATCTTTTCTGCTCCAACCATATCTGACATAGTAAGTGGAGAAATCTTAGCCAGCTCCTTGATTTGCGGAATCAGTTGCCCTGCCATATCCTTTCCAACCATAGTCTCAATAGCGGTCTGCATGGATTGAAATTCTCCACGAACACGAATCATTTCAGAACCTAATGCCTTTAATACTCCAGCACCACCAATAACCGCCAATGCTTTTTTCCAAGATATAGCGATACCTTCGTTAGTTTCTACTACTTGTCTCCCATCATTCTTATAAAGTGTATATTCATCTCGGAGTTTCTTTACGGAAAGACGCGCTTCGGCTTGTTGTTGGGTTAATCCAAATAAAGCCGCCTTTTCTTCATCAAGAGCTTTGCGGGCAGCATTGTATTCTTCTAACTTGCCATTTGCTGATAACGAATTCCTTTTCAATGCTATACGATAAGCATCTCCAAGGCGTTTTACATCCGCTTCAATATCCTTAACTACCGCTTTTTGAGCAAGAATCTTCTCTGTGAATCCATTCACTACCTGAGAAGCATCGAAGATTTTCCTTTTGAATCCTGTTTCCATCTCTGCTCCAGCTTTGGCTGCATTAGTCACCAACTCATCCAATCTTTGGTTGGATGCAGTAAGTTGGGCATTCAAAGCCTTGAAAGCAGCAGGAGATTGCGTGCCATCCATGCTCATTAACTCCTGCTTTAATTTTGCAATTTCATTACGAAGTCTTACAACTTCTTCCCAGTCACTACCTACCTTAAAATATAATTTCGCCATATCTATTTCTTTTTCCTACGATTAGCCAATTCCTTACCACTGATTCTATTCACCTTCTGACCACCATATACTGCGTGTAATTTATCCCGTTGCATCATCAGCAGATTCCGATAAGGGATAATCTCAAACACTTCTGTATAACTCAGATGCAGCGTGTCAATCAAATAGGCTATCTGCCCGAAGAACGTTGTGTTTCCTACTGTTTCGGTCTTGCTGCCAGCATCGACACGTTCCTCATCGAGCTGACACACTGAAAAGCCGAAATATCCATCATAGAGAAACAGACTTCCAAGGCATCTTTGACTTCTTCAAAAGTGCCGTTCTCCAATTCTTTGACCAAACAATCATTCCCGCAGATGAAGCATGAAATACCTTTCAGCATATCTTCAGTAGCTTCAGGAAGTTCTTTAATAGCTTCCATAACATTATCTCCAGTCATACCAATATTGGAAAAATGATGAATGGCACGACAGATAATTTTAATTGTAGGCGGTTTGATGGTATAAACGATTCCACCTATCTCTACATTTTTAAAATCCAGCCCTAACAAGGCGTCAGAAACCGTTTTTGCTGCTTGATTCATATTCTTAAACTAAAAGAGGGAATGGCGCATATCCATTCCCCCGGTTATCACTCTTGTACTTTTACCAATGTTATCTCTTTTTTAAGAGTGGTATCAACTTCAGAAGGAGTGGTTTTAATATCTCCTGACTGAGTGACGTACCCCACTTTCGACACTTCATAGTGAACGGTAGCTCCAGCATTCACCTGCTTTGACTTGACCGTTACACCGTCCAGCTTTACGGTCGCATCGGAAGGAGTGGGTACAATGGTTACTGTAGTTCATGCCTGCAAAGCTTTAATCTGCCCCTCTTCGTAGTTATACTCAGAAGAAACACCTTCAATTCCCGGTTCCTGCACCAAGCCTTTTACAGCGATTGCAATTGCCTTATCCGTATTGGCTTCACGGGAAACAATACGGCATTTTGGGAAGATGAACCAGACATCATCATCGGTCAGACAGAACAATGCTTTGTTGATAATAACTTTATCCAAAGCACGCTTCCAACCCACATCTTTAGATGTTGCCTGAATAACATCGCCCCCCATGAACGCTTTCTTTGTCTTCCAGTCATATTGTCCGATAGAGAAAGTGGGTGATACTTCTCCCGGCACATCATCGAAACGGTAATTCTTTCCCGTTAATTGGTTCTTGTACCCAGTGACGGAGGCTTCCGTTTCCTCAATCTGCCACGTTTCCCCGTGTACATTCAAAACCTCATCTTTCGCTTTGATAGCGGCTTGAATCAAAGTCTTTGCGATTTCGGGGGTAATGTCTGCCGTTACCTTATCAATATCGGCAAACAAGATTCTTTTTATTCCTACTGCTGAAATCATAATCTTATAGTTTTACATTTATTACTTCAAATAAAATTCTCACATTCACGTAATGGCATTTCAAAGCTGTATCCGCTTCCGTACCAATTGATTCGATAGAGTAACGATAGGTTGTACCGTCATAGGTACTTACTACATCATCAAGCAACTTGCCAGCCTTTCTTTCAAGTTCGTTAAGCCGGATTGTGTTCGCTTCATTCTCGCTTAAATTGGGTACACATAGATTCACTTCTGCGAAAGATTTCTTCCAATACTTTCCCGGCTGTTGTTTCTTCGTGTGGATAACGATTCTTTCAGAGGTCAATTCACCCGTCAGTGTTTCTCCTGCTGGCACTATACCTATCCCGAAAGCCTTGCAATCCCGGTAGAGGATGTTTCCTATGTCGGTGGTTACTATCATTCAAATTCTTCTTTTAATCGTTTCTCCGCATATAAAGCGGCACTACTTAAAACATCAAATCCCTTAGATTCCACGAATGAAGCGTATTCCGCTTCGTTTTTCAATGTCAAACCGTCTTTATTGACATCGTAATCATTGGACGTTCTCAAAGTGAGTGTATGGTCTTGATAATCCCCATGTTCCTCTGCGTACTTCACGGCTTCATCGCCTACATCAATCATCTTCTTTTCGACCTCCCATTCTCCTTCATCGAAAAAGGAGTCGACATCTGAGAAATCGAAATCTACATCCATAATTCCGAGTAGTTAAAGTAGTTTGTACTCTTCACTGTATAAACTTCGCCTTGACCTCTTACGCTATCACCATCCATGCAACGTACTTCATCACCAGCCTTGACAGTAATTCTCTTCTCGCATACCACATGATAATTCGGACGATACACTGAGCCGTTTTCTGACTTAAACTCCTTGGTAGTGTTATCATCACAACGGCACTTGCATACTTCCTGCCAGTATTCACCACCTGTTCCGGGAATAGGTCTGCCAAACTCATCCTTATCCATCGGGGTGATAACTTTTACCTGCAATATGTGTGGAGCGAATATCATAAAAAAGTCACTTTAGGTTTGTTACTCAGTTCGTCTTTCAAGCCGTACTGCTTACACAGCCATGAGTACAATTTCATTAGGCTATCAACATAATTAGACCAAGACACAGAAAATCCGCTTTCGCTGACCGAAGATGGATTTTGTATCATCCACGGAATTTGCTTTGCACAAGCGACCTCTAATCTTGCCCGATTTTCCTCGGCAAAAGGTTCTTCACCATCCAATCCCGTTCTTGAAAGTATATTTTCAACTACAAGATTAGACGGGGTGTTCTTATCAAATACGCTTAATACAAACTCCTTGTTACTCATGGCTGATATCATTCAATATGGTGTAATCAGTTTACTATATGCGGTATAGCTATAATGCGTACAATGTTTAGATTTATAGATGTATCTGAACGGACATTTGGAAACATTAATTCGTATCCCTTGAATAGCCGCTTCCTCTTTCATCGAACACATCATAGCCGGGTTATTTGCAACCAAGAAGACGGGAGGTGTCATGGTCAGTACAACACAATCAGCCGGAACTGTTTCCAAAGTGATAGACTGAATATCCGGCAAACCGGCATTAACCGATGGATTCACATATTCACACTTGGGAGATTCCACACTTGATGCCTGCACACTCAACGAGACCAAAGACATCATTAAAAAGCCACACATGGCAAAAATAAAATTCTTCATTTCTTTTCTGATTTATAAAATTAGACAATGGAAGGGTAGAAGCACTACCCTATCCTTTTACTCAATCCCTAATGCTTCTTTCAGTTTGGCTGTTGATTCTTCATCCAGTTCTGAGACCTTAGACAAAAGAGTTTCCTCTTTCATATTGCCGGAAGCCTGCGCACCGATAGACTTCAAAGCATCAATCAAAGTCTTCTTCTCAAACTCCTTTTCAAAGAGGGAAATTTTCACCTCTTTCTTTTCTTCAGGGGCTTTCACTTCGGGATTTTTCACCTCAATCCGTTCAGCGAGTCTGCGGCTTTCCATATCCAGCACACGGGCTTCCTCACCGACTTCAATCACTTCACCGGGAGTATAATACTTTCCGGTGAACTTGTCGCGGAAAACTGATATAACCTTTACTTTCATATCCTACCTCCTTATGCTGATTGGATGGATGCAATTTCGCTCAAATCGAAATTAGTAATCAAATCCGGATTGGAAATCTGCGGAATCCACTCTGCCGTATATTCCATGTAGCGACCATTTTTGTCACGGTAGTTGGAGATAAGCATCTGTCCCTCTGACGGGATATAAGTACGTCCTTGTACCGGGTCTGTCGCTTCATACGGGGTATGATGGCGCATATAACCAATGTTGTCAGAAGGCAACAGAGCAATACGGTTATCCGCGTAAATCTGCACATTCTTTCCCGTCTGGTCTTTCACGTAGTCCTCCTTGATTTCGATGCGAGGCAGACCGATGCCGGTGAACACTTCGGAAGCCAAAGAAGAGGAAACCAATCCCGTACTCAACTTCATTTCGTTGCTGCCGAGAATCATCTTGTACTGCTCACCAAATTCAGATGAACCAAGAATAAGCTTGTTGAAAGATGCACGAGTCATAACCATCTTGGCATAAACGCCATAGTCCGGTGCCAAGGAATGAAGTTTCTCTCTCAAATAAGAGATAAACATATTCTTTCCGTCCACAACCACATCTCCACTTTTCGGCTTGATAAAATTGAACGGAAGGGTAATCTCCAGCAGTTTATTATTGGTCTGACCGGAAGTGATTGCAGCGTCTTTGTTGTAAACGGTGGCTTCACCAAGCATCAACAGCGCACCGACAATAATATCCATACGCTTGTGGGCAGCAAGGGTAATCTGACGGTAGTCGTCTGCCAGGAAGTTTACAATCTCTTCCATTGCAGCCTTTTGGTCGGCTGGCTTAGCTGCATTGAACTTGTCAATCAAATCCTGTAATCCGGAAAGACGGTCAATAGACATCTGATAAGCATCACCCAAATAGGCAATCTCACCATATCCGGAACCGATGTTCCGACGTTCACGGATGGGTTTCTCTCCAAAACGTGAATTGATAGAGCCGGCCATAACTCCGGTTACAGAACCGATATAATCCTTGAACACACGAGTAGTTACTCTGCGGAAAGTAAGATACTGCTGCCAATAGATTGTGTCCTTGCGTGTCTGGTTCACACGTCTGATGATAGCGGAAACAATGTTCGCATCATCGAATAATGTTTGAATCGTTAAAAACATATCCTACCTCCTTACTCGTTAAATTCAAACCATCCCTTCATGTTGGCTTTATCGTTCTCGGAGAACGGCATAACCAATTTTGAAGGTTCAATCTCTGCGGCTGTACGAAGCAATGAAACCAATGTAATTCCATCCTCAACCTTTGTACGGTTGTACAGAGCCGAATTAGCGACATGCTTTTGCTTTAAACCATCAACTGCAACCGCATTGAATAATACGGTATCTTTGGCGATATTCTCACCAAAAGCCGCCTTAATAGTCAAGACGTCATAATCTTTGTTAGTCTTATCGATGGCCGTTACTTCTGCACCTTTCTTACCGCTTCCGACAAACATACCCACATAAGCCAAAGAGTTCTTGGCTACTTTGATAGACAAAGCCTCTCCACCAGTGGTATAGGCTTCCGCGACTCTCACATTGATTACCGCATAAGCGAACTTGTTTTTCAAGTCCGCACAAATCGGTGTAAATCCGGGAAGAAAACTTCCCACTACCAGGTTCTGCGTGTCGAGTTTGAACGGGCCACGTCTACGAATACCGGTCTGGACATCGTAGCGTTCCTCTTGCTCAACGGGCGGAACCAAGTCATACTTAAATCCTGCTGACATAATTAATTCTTGTTTTGTTCAACAATAGTTTTCGTTCCCTCATCAATCATCTTAGCGATAGATTCAGATTCTTTCTCAATCTTCTCTTCCGCTGATTCGGGAGGGGTTACGCCTTTGAAGCCGTCATTTGCGAACTCCTGCTTCAAGTCCTTGAAGTATGCGTCCAAGTCCTCATCGTCCTTAATGGCGCATCGTTTGGCGTAGTTTTCGGGAATACCATACTCCTTTGCCTTTGCCAAAATCTGCTGGCTACGTGTTGCTTGAGCCTTTTCCGTTTCTAACTGTGTTAGCTTATCAGAAAGGTTCTTGTTGGAGTCAATTAAAGCTTGCGCCCATGCAGGCACATCGTCTTTATTCTTTTCCGTTTTGGTGGTTGTGGTAGTCTCGATTGGCTTACCGTCTTTAAGGTTATGCCTCTTCTCGTAGTTAGTCACTGCCGTTTTTGAAGCATCCCCGGCACGGAAATCACCATAGGAATTAAGCACGTCCGAAAAACTGATACCCTCAACAATGGAGTTTACTTTTGTCTCGTCCGTTACACCCTCTGCCTTTTTGGTGGCAATGCGGGTAAGAATAGCAGTGTCCACCCCAGCGAATTTCTGTTGTAGCCCTGCTAAGATTTGTTCTAAGATTGTCATACCGTATGAATTTGATTTATAAATTTCTACGGTAAATTTCGTTATTTATAAAGAAGGTGAAAAATTATCAGATAGGTGATACACGACAATAAAACGATTGTCGTAAAATGGTATAAAAAAAGGCGTGAAACCGAATGAATCACGCCTAAAATATATCACGACAAAAACTTATACTTATACTCCCAACACTATATTTGCATCAATATTTAGCTTCCGGCTTATCTCACGAGCAACTTTCAAGGTTGGTTCACATTTACCAGATATATAATCACTTAATCGTGATGGGCTGACACCAACTAACTTTGCAAGTGATTTTTGATTAAGCCCCATTTCGTACATACGAAGTTTAAGAACATCCACAAGTGTTGGTTCTCCCAATGCAAAATGTTCTTCGGAATAATCAGCAACCAAATTAGAAAGAAGCTCCAATTCTATGCAATTTGGGTCATTCAAAGGAGTATCATCTTTCACTAATGGAAGAAGTTCCTCTACTCTTTTCACCGCCCATTCATATTGGGCTTGATTTTCTATCTTTGTCATAATCCTAAATATTAGCGCAATCTATTTTATCATATTCTTTATGAGTACCAATAAAGCGAATATACACAAACTGAATAGTGAATTTAATCACTACTACCAAACGATAGTTATTGCCTTTGATATTGAAAACATAGTGTTGATTACCTACATTATCAACGCTATTAAACGTTTTCTTAATATCGGCAAAACAGGTCCACTTGCTTCTTTTCACAATGGTAGTCCATTCTTGCAAAGCGACCTTTGAATCGGGATGGTTCTCTGCATATTCTTTTAATGCTTGTTCGGTAAATATTCTCATTGGTTACTCAATTATCGTGTGACAAAAATACATATATAATTCTATAATTCAAAATTATATTCTAATATTTATAATTTAAAAGAGCAAAAAAAATAGCGGAAACTCTTTGAAGCCACCGCTAACTATTTTCTTATACTAAAACTATAAGTCCCGTAATTTTTCTAACTAAGAGGCGTTTTTCTTTCCCTTATCTCCGATTTGCTCATTCTTTGCTGCTTGTTCCTCTTTGATTTCTGCAAGTTCCTCTTCTACCCTATCAGCATTTCCGGCAAACATGATTCCCTCACGCGTTGACCAGATGCCACCACTGACAGCGGAAACGGCAGTAGTCACCTTATCATTCAAATCATCAATCATATATGGAACCAGTTCTGTTTCTATGTCAATGGTCTGCGATGCCTTGCTAAACTCGGTTGGATTGATAGAGCCTAAAGCGGAAACAATGAAATTTACTCTCCGCTGCAAGAACTCACCGATAACCTCACCGTGATTTTCTACCGCCATATGTGCACCCATGAACATAAAGCGGAAAGCGGTTCCTGATGCTTTGCCTACCCCCTTCAACGTTTCAAATGATATTCTTGGAGTGTTTGACATATCATAAGCCATATTAGTGAGTGTTTCTGCTTCAAAACGTACCGTATCTGGCACCTGATTCCACGTCAGATATTGAGCATCCGCACCTTCACCTGTAAGTTTGACCATTCTGTCCTTAACCTTACCCATGAAACCCTCCACGTCACCGATAAGTTTCAATAAAGGGAAGAAATGATAATCGATGCAATCTGCATAATTGGATAATAATTTCTCCAACCGAACCCGAAAAGTCTTTATCTTTTTGCAATAAGGTTCAGGACGGTAGGCATAGAGAACCGGTAATTTGGGGAATCCATGAGTAAAAGGCGTTCTTTCTTCATACCCTTTAGATAAATCCCACTGATAGACCATCTTATCAGTGATAGTCATAAAGCAAGTTATCTCCGAATCATCCATGAGCTTCTTCTTGTACTCACGTGAGAAAGCAATCATCTTACCTTCATCATTGAAGAACGGATAAAGCTTATCCCCACGGAACGGAGACCATAATACGCTTTTCAGCTTCTTGGTAGGTTTTACCTTGCCTCCGAATGTAGTCTTTACTTTTTTCCAGAACTTCGCCCAAAACGAATCATCATCGGTAACATACCAATATTCTGCCGCTTCTTGTTCGGAGAGCCAGGCACGGACAACCTTCTTGTTCTGATATTTGATTTTGTTGGATTTAAATACAGCCTTTACCGCATCCAGTAGCTTCTTTTCATCATCATCAGTTGGAGTGCAATCCATAGACGGTTCTGTGCCGACCGTGAAAGCAGTTTGAATGTTCACTATATCCTGTTCCAATGGAATGGAGATACGGTTCACCGGTTCAGTCTTATACTTTGCTTCGATTTCATAAGTCTTACCCGTTTTTTCATCGAAGTGCTTCTCTGCTTCTTTTTCAAGAACCTTTCTGTCCGGATATTTCTTTTCGTCAACCATGATTTCATGGCGTTCCGGATTCCAATCATCCCAAAGTTTGCAACGGTCGGGAAGTTCAGTTTTCCTACCTTTCTTCAGATAGTTTATCTTCTGCCCGATATCGGGCAATGCTAATATTTCTTCTAAATTCAATGGCATAGCTTATATTTTTAGTGTGTGAATATTCCTGTTAAATCTTTCGGCTTCTGAATCTTACCAAGAAGCTCACCCAATACATAGTAACGTACAGCATCTATACAATTATGCACGAGAACCCCATTAGCGAAGAACTCGTGCATATCTTCAACTTCTATATCATAAACGTTACATATATCTTCCTTTACTATCTCTATCTCTTTCAGCTCTGACGCTTGCAGAATATTGTCCGCTACATCTCCTACAACAAAATTCGGTCTTGCTGTATTTGTTTGCAACAAATTCATTGCCGCACCATTTGCATTTCCTCTTTTCGTTATCAGTCCCTGAATGATACCGATAGGCTGTTTTGCATTTGTTTGAGCAAAACTTATTATTTCCGTTTGAAATGGCAGAGAACTCTTTTCCACACCATTCACAAATGAAGGTTTCCGGCTTTGCATTTGCAAATTGCTCTTTTGCTTTTTTGCTATGCCATTTCCTTCCCTCCTCTGATTTGTGCCATTCAACGGCAAGTTGGCTTGCTTTGGCAATATTCTCTCTTCTCCATGCAAGCAGTTCATTATCTCTACTTTGCTCTTCTGCGTGATGCCGTAAATGTGCGTGCATCTCAACAAGTTCAAGATTGGATATATCATTATTCCAAGTGTTTTCATCTTTATGGTGAACATGATACCCTTTAGGTATTTGCCCATTATAGAATTTCCACACTTCACGATGTAGTCGTTTAGTTCCACGGGAGAAATAACGTTCTCCGGCATATAATTTGTATTCTTTGCCATTAAAGACTTGCACGTATAGAGTACGTCCCCTTTCGTCAGTTCTTGTAATTGCTTCCATCCATTTATAGTTTTAAATTTATGTTCAGGCGTTGCCTTTATTTCAACTATAAAGTTACTAAAAACCAACCGAGTATGCAATATCTTTCTACATCCATTATCAAAGAATTTGTTAACCTTTCTAAAACCGTTTGATGTGAGTACATAATCACCCTTTCTAATCTTATCAATTCGCTTATTCCCTACGCTTGTCATTACAAGAGTCTCTCCTACGAAACAGTGATTGTCATGGTCTTCCGGTTCGTTGATATAGTTCCCGTCCTTATCCTTTGCCCAAACATACTTTCTGAACTCGCTTTGTAAGTTGTACGAGCGTTTGGTTATATAAATCTCCATATCTTTCATTTTGTCAATTCCGGCATTGATAGAGCCTGCACCTTTCTCTACGGCATATATCTTGATCCCTCCGTTGTGTATCTCTTGAATCAAACGTGGATCTGCGCTGTCAGCAATGACTTTCAATCCCCACGGGCGAAGAGTCTTGATGATGTCAGAAGAAAGCAATCCAGTACGGTAATCCACTTCATCCAAGTAAAGGGCGTTATCAACGATACCACAACGAATGGAAGCAGACGGGTCATGCGTATAACCGAAGTCTTGCCCGAAAGCAATTTTCTTTGCCCAAGCCGGGAACTCGTCAACAATTCCCCACTTCTTGAACACTGCACCTTCAGCAACGTCAGCCCAGCGGCCGATAACCACATGAGCATATTTTTCGGGATTATTTACCTTCATATCCTCCACCTCTTTCAGAAACTCCGGGGAAAGATTCTCCAAGTTATCAAAATACGTGGTATGGATATGAAGTACATTCGGATGAGTGGAAATCTGAACCTGCACACCGTCAATCTCTACCAGCTTGTGAGTTTTCTCAATGTATTTTTTGTAGATGAAGTGATTGGAATCGCACGGATTCATTATAATGATAATCCGGTTCTGAATACCCTTCTTGCGAATGGAGAGCATTATTTTATCGAACTCATCTTCGCTTGTCCACTCTTCCGCTTCATCGCAGACGAAAGTCGTAATGCCTTGAATGGATTTCAGTTTTGCTGTCTGGTTCCCGGAAGAAGTCTTGATACCCCGGAACATGATACGGCTCTTAGTCATCTTATTGACTATATCCGTCTTTGTGGTCTTGAAATATTTCGTGGTACCGTCCAAATCTATCTTCTCCATCATTTCGGGGATGATAGACATACCGGCAGAAACCATCGTGTAGCGAGTATAGAGTATCTGATGAACTATCTTCTCGGCCGGTGTCATTTCAAAAGTCAACCGTTCTATGAAGGTAGAAGCATTGAAAGACTTTCCGCTACCACGCCCACCGGTGATAAGAATTATAAATTTTTCCTTATCCTCATATAATGGATGGTAAATTTCTTGAGGTACTATCATTTTAGCTTGTCTTTAATCCAGGAATCAATGTTGATGCCGTGCTCTATGTCTGTTGGAATATCAGCATCTTCATCCTGCTTGCGTTCAATCTTTCTCCAATCTTCATCATGGTGGTACAGCCAAACGGACATTGCTTGCAAATTAGGAGCCAACTCGCTTTCGCTTACTTGTAATTCATCTTCGCCCGTCAAATTCCCTTCTGAATCACGGAGCTTTCTTACCACGGTGCTTTTGGTTTTTATGCCACCGAGAGCCATTGCAAGGAATTTAGCCCTTACAGTGGCATTGATTGTCGCGCGCCCACGCGCTAAGACTTCGGATATTTCGGTGTACTCACTTTTCTTTTCGCAGAATGTTTGAGGCAAAATCCCTATGGCATAAGCAATTTCCTTGTCAGTGAATCCCTTTTTGGCATACGATTCCACGAGAGAAAGAAAGTCCTCGCTTGTGTAGTCAAACTTTGGCTTTCTTCCTCCTTTACCTTTTCTATTTTGAGATTCACTATTGCTCATAATTAATTATCCGTTTGCCAATCCTCTACTTACAGTTGTATATCCACGTTGCTTTCGCCAATAAGGAAGTGACAACACAGACGCATCTACCCCTAAGTTTCGTGCCAAATTCTTACCTGTGTTTCTTGCTGCGTTCATGATTCGCGAATTATTTGCTTCTCCTGGATATACTCTTTTTAATCTTCTTACAGTACCAAGTATTTCGTTAAAACTTCTTTGTCTTCTTCTGACTCAGCTTTCCTCCCAATAATTAATCTATTTTTTCTACTTGTTCATCGAACACTTCTCCTTTTATGAACTTCATATCGGGGTCATACCCAAACCGCTCACAGAAAGCGGCTTTAGCTTCATAGGTATCAAAGGACAACACCACATAGGCATCCATGTTCTCGGCTTGCTTCTGTGCGTTTTCTTTCACCTGATGTTTGACCTCTTTCATGTGGGCAACCTTTTCGACACGTTCCAACTGCTTGGCGGCTTTATCGGCTTCTTTCTGTTCGGAAACTGGGACCATCATATCAGACAAAGCATCCGCAATAGAGTTTTCCTCTTCGGTCTGCAAAAGATAGTCGACACCAATCATATTCAAGTCTGCATCGGTCAGACCTGCATCTTTCCAGTCAATATCAGGAACAATACGGGCAAGAGCGTCAAAATCCCATGTCCCTTGTGCATTAGGGTTGTTCATTAGAATGTTTAACTCCTTTTCCTGCTGCTCGTCCACGTCTATGACATCGACACGAATGCGGTAGTCGTTATCGGGAAACTTTTGCAATTCGTCCATGACAGACAAACGCTGGTGCCCGCTGACTACGGTAAGACCAGTACGCTTGTTCACGACAATTCCACCGACTAAACCAAACTTCTTGATGCCACGTTTCAGTGTCTTACGTGATTCATCGGAAAGTTTTCGGGGATTATAATCCGCAAAGTGAATGGCAGAACGATTAAGTTCCACCGATTCACTCTTTATGTATTTTGATAATTCCATATTAGCCATTACTTAGACCGAAACCTCTCTGCCGAAGAGTATTCCTTTCGGCTCTTGCTATAAGATTATCACGAGATTGTTTTGCACGCCTGCTTGCAGCACTGCTACTCCATGTATTTTTTCTTCTCCAGTTAGCTTCGCTCAATCTTTCTGCCTGAGCATATATCTGTTCTCTTGTCTTTCTTTTTCTGACTCAGCAATCCTCCTTATTAATTTTGTTGATTATGATACTCCCAAAGCACTCTTTCAGCCATTGGGAAAACTTTGTAAATTCTCTGTAAATCCTGCGGGTAATTCTTCTCCATCCAAAGCATACAATCAAGATTGAAACCTACTCCCGAACTGGCTTTCAATGAATACCGAACTGGTTCAGGTAAATTGTGCTGCCTCATATAAGCAAGAATATCCTTTTGTGTCCAATCAGCCAAAGGATAAACCATACCGTTATTCTCGTAACCGTTTACCTCATACCCTTTCAACATAAGCCTACGATTCATACCATCAGCTTTTTTCATGCCCAAGAATGTATAATAAACTCCATGAGTAAGCTGCATAGCCTTTATCACATCTGCCAACTTCAATAGCTTTACTTTCGGATTTGGCACACAATACATACCGCCACGGAGAATATAAGTGAGGTTCCAATGTGGTACTTGAACAAACTCTATCTTCGGATACTTGGCTTTAGTCCAGCCAATCCATCGGTTAATGTGCTCCAAACTCTTGACAAAGTACATGAACACACAAACAATCCGGTCAAACTTTGGATAGATTAAATCAAGCAGAACAAGCGAATCTTTACCAAGTGATAAAAACAGTAAAGCCTCATTCGATTTTACCCGAATGAGGTCTATATACCGGTTCGCTTGTTCTACCTTGCTCATAGCTAACCACCACTTAAACCAAATGAAGTACGAAGGTCACTATAACGCTGTCTGCGTGACCCCAACTGTGATGTACCAGCTTCACCGCCACGTCTGGCAACCAATCTACCACCAGCCCCTGCACCGTTCATATTTCTGCGAGGCCCGGCTACTCTGTTAATTCTTCTTGCGACTCTGCTTTCTAATTTTAAAAGTTAAACAAATCAATCTATATGTTTTTCTAATATCTTGCCCAAAGTATAATCCATTTGTGCAGCAAGATATTCTTCGCCTTGATGTTCGTAAACAATATCATTACCGTTTTCATCTGTGAGAATAACAGCTTCTGCGTTCTTTACCTCTACAATGATATAAGGACGCTTGCCCATATATGCACCTGTCAGAAGCTTGATTGCATCGTACTTGATAGGCTTTAATTCTACCTCACCTTCTTCAGGCAGTTCTGCATCAGCCGGATATTCTTTACCGCCACATAGGTAAGTGATATACTTCTTAGCGTTAGTTGGTCTGATTTCACGGTATTCGTGGGTTTTCTTGCCTGCCAAGATTTCATCGAAATACTTCTGTTTGATGCTTAATGTAAGAATGTTCATAATCGTGTCAAATTTAAATTAATACTCAATAGTTGCGGGGGGCTGAATCGAACAACCGACCTTCACCAAGTCAAAGTGAAAAGCTACCACTGCTACACCCCGCGATAGTACCCCAAAGGTACTACCACAACCAAAGATAACGAAATATCTTCAATCGTTATACACGACAATCGGCTTATTGTCGTGAACTAAGCCATTTGTCCCGTCTTTCTCTACACGCCTCTAAGGTAGGCGCACAACAAGCAAAGAGTTCACCACTTTCAGTACGGTAGTCGTACTGGTACATTCTCACTCTTTTACCTCTCAACCTGGTGTTGTAGGTAGTGTAATTCTCTTTACCGGGCTGGCATACGCTGCAACCTCTTTCGTCGTTAATTGAGTTCATAATCATTTATCAATACTTACTTAGTAATTTGTAAAACATTCGCCTTTTCTCTATGTATTTAAGACAGTTTCGTCTAAGACCTCGCTTTGATTTTGATACAGTCATTTGGCAACCTGCAACGCCAACATAGATGCAATTTAAATGATGCCTTTTAGCTTGTTTGAAAGCCCACCAAATCGCTTCACGACAATATCTGTAACTATCATTTTGAACACCCTCGTATCCTCTACTCAAAATGAAGTGGCCTATTTCATTTGCTTCTTCTGAATAGCATATTGTGAAGATATTATTCATCCATTATTCTTTTGCTTTACTTGTTCAACCAAAAACTTTTTAAAATCATTCTTGTACTGGCTGTGAATGATTTTATACTGATGGGATAGATTAGGCAATTGTTTGTAACCTTTGCTATACAAGAATTTGGCTACTAATTCAACCTTTTCATGGTTACTGAAACCTCTGTCTTTGCACATGTTTGAGATACACACATTCGCCTTGCTGGTAGGCTTCTTTTCAACTGGTGGCATGTATTCGCGTCTGTCATAAGCGTGCGTTCTTGGATAGCCAACCTCTTCACCTAAATATTCACCTGTGATGCAATCAAACTCACCACTAATTAAACTATCTGCTATTTCACCCATAATAATCAATATTTAATGTTTCACATTCAATCTTTCTTCACTCGTATAAGCCACTACAAGCCCAATTTCATCATGCTGTATGGTGATGTACTTTTCACCCCTCTCTATAGTAGAGAAGTCGTACGGCGTACATAGCTTACCCAACACTTTGCCCAGTTGTTTCATCAGTGGGGCTTCAGGGCTGATAACTAAAACTAAATCTGCTTTCATAATCGTGTATATTGTGGTAGCCCGAAGGCTACCGGATTAAACTTAGAATTTCTCTATTTTAAGATTGTCGTTAATGACGAACATACGTCCACACTCTAAAATCACGTGGGTATCTGTAATTCGCTTGATTACTCTTACTACATCATCGTGCGATATGCGTGGCGTACCGTCTGCATGACAGCCATTAGACAAATCACCTGATACTCTATATCTCAAACCTACTGTAACTTCATTTACGTTCATAATCTTATATATTGCGCAGGGCTTTTACCCTGCTGGTTAAACTTATAATATCGTAATCTCTTTGTTGCCTATCTCTGTATCTACATTCAGAACCTCGTACTTTTGAGCCTTGTAGTTATAAACAACTTCACAGGTATTGAAGCCTCTGCCATCTTCTCTTTGGTCATAAACAGTATTTATATGCTGATACATTTTATTGCCTAACATGAAGTTTATCTTACCTGATGTACAGAAGTAGAATGCTACTGCATACTTCAATGTTTTCTTTTCATCAATCTTCTTTGTTGCCATGATCGTATATTTAAGCGTTAATACCAATTGTGTTTCTCATAAAGTCACTTGCTTGCTCTACTGACATACCCAGCTTCTTTTGAATCAAAATGAGCATACAGCTTACTTGTTCTTTTGTGTTCAAATTGCCTTGTACAAACTCTGACATGATGAACTTCTCTATTGTTCTTTGTTTAATTACTGATGCTGCCATAATCGTATATCTTTTAATTGTTATTACTTCTTGTTTGATGATGCAAATGTATGGGTTTATAATTACACTTCAAATAGAATAAAGATAAAAATGTAGCTATTTAATAAACATTAGCAAAAACACAATTGTAAGGGTATACAATTACATATTTATTAATAAATCAATCTTCTTGATGCAATAAACAGCTACTTTTATTGCATTATTGATTTTATCATATTATATTTGTTCCGTTTATTATAATATACATTTGAAATGGATATAAAAAGCATCATTAAAGAAAAGGGCTACACCATTCAGGATGTAGCAAAAAAGATGGGTGTAAATAGAGTAACTCTTACTCTTACCTTACAAGGAAATCCCACCTACAAAAAGTTGAAAGAGATAGCCGACGCCATTGATTGCAATATAGCTGACTTCTTCCGAGACGAAACAAATAACTCTTCCACTTGTAAAGGAGAAGATAGTGAACTCACCGCCCTTATCCAGTATAAAGAAAACTTCTACAAAGCCGATACGATAGAGGAGCTAAAGAAAATTGTGGCTGAGATTGAAGAAAAACAGTAAATCACTTGTTCTGCAACTGTAAAATAGTTACATTTGCATAAACCATTAAATTATGGGTACAAAAGAGAAGTTGATAGAACGCTTTAAAAGCCAGCCAAAAGATTTTAATTGGGATGAGCTTGTACGCTTGTTCTCCATTTTCGGATATAAGATAGATAACAAAGGAAAAACAAGTGGGTCACGTGTCATTTTCGCAAAAGGGGAAAGCTCGTACACTGCGCATAAGCCACATCCAGGAAGTATCGTAAAAGGGTATGTAATGAAACAAGTATTTGAATTTCTGACTAAAAATAAATTAATATGAAAACATTGACTTACAAAGGTTACATAGGAAGTATTGAGATAAGCGATGAAGATAATTGCCTATTTGGAAAAGTCCTTGATTTGCCAAAAGATACAATGATTTCGTATGAAGGTGAAACTGTATCTGAATTGAAAGAGGATTTTAAAGGAGCTGTGGATGATTATATAGCATATTGTAAGGAAGCCGGAATTACACCGCGTAAAAGTTATTCTGGTTCCCTGAACATACGAATTTCCCCAGAGGTACATAGCAAAATTGCCATTCTCGCCCAACAGGCTGGAATATCAATAAACGCTTTTATTAAATCAGCCGTAGAAAAGCAAGTTGCAACTATGTTATAAACAACCATGGATAAAAAAGAACTCTTTATTTGTGAATGCAACAGCATCGAACATCAGATTGTGATGTCATATTTTGAGGATGAAAAGGAAGTATATTGCAACGTACACTTAAAACCCGAAAGAAATGTACTCAAACGAATTATCCATGCTGTTAAGTACATATTTGGTCATCGAAGTGCATATGGAGATTTTGACGAATTTATTTTCAATCCTAAAGATGCAGATAGGTTGCAAAGTGTTGTTGACCATTTGAGAACAGAAAAGCCGGAGCACTAAACTCCGGCTCATTAATTGATTAGCCCTTTGATTCTTAACCGATTTACGATTTCGGTGTAAAGATACTCTATATCCCCACTGAAATCCCCATAGTTCTGATACAAAAACACGACATCCGCACAGTTGTCGGAAATGGTACATTCTGATTGAACACCAAGAACCCTTGCTAATTCAGGTCGTAACCCTGCTGTCATTTTTCCACCGGCAAGCGAGCTTGGAGAAAACAGATACAGGATAATGAAAATGAACTTCTTCCGCTGGGTTACACTGTCAATATTCGGTGGACATCCTCTCTCATTCAGCAACTCAACGAATATCTTGTAGATTTCATGGATAAGGCTTTTGTCTTTCAAAATTGGGGCGGTCAAGGCGTTTTCTTCCTCTGAAAGTTCTGATTTCTCAATACGAATCTTTTTAAGACGAATTATTTTGTTAAAATCCAGTTCCATAACACGATTATTTTAAAAGTAAATAGTATATTTGCATCATAATCGTGTAAGGAAGAGCTGATTCATGGTCGTGCGTGGGTTGGCTCTTTTTCATTCTTCCCCATTCGTGCTGATGAATGGTTTCTTTTCCAAATCATAGCAGGTGATATATACCCGTTTCCCATTAACATCACATAGAGCAAGGGCATATCCTTTCTCCAGTATTTTAACCGGCTGATTGTCGCAATAGACAGTACTTCCAACCGGAACTCTTATAAAATGACGTACTATCATTTGATTATCTTTAGCTTGTTGTACCAGTGTGAAGCGAAAGGGAACCACCCGATTAGGAATGACTCCCCGAAAATAGTTACTTTATATAGTTTGCTCATAATCATATAAGTTTTAAACATTCTTTAATCCCTGCTTCAAGTGCTTCCTCGTAGGTATCCCATCCCCCTCCGTCGTTTGTTCCTTTATAAGTAGAACTGGCTATATGAGTCCCATTGTCAGCCTTAGATATTTCGTATCCATAGCCACAAGCACAGTTATATACACATATATGAATGTTTTTGGTTTCACGTAGCCACTTCTGGACGATGGATTGCATTGGACGAGAATAGTATGCTTTAGGTAAATTACTAGTTCGGATTATGATTTCCATCGTCAAGCCTTTATCGTTAATGATATATTTGCAATACTCATTAAAGCCTTTCTCTTTCAGCAGCTTCGCAGTCTCTAGTGTTACAAGTTCTTCGGTCATAGTTATTCCTCCTTCTCTATTTTTACTTTTCCACGGTTAACAAAACCATCACAGTTCATCAAAGCACAAAGACAGATGGCATATTCTTCCTTTTCTGACTTACTGCAAATGCGCAACAGTGAGCATTGGTTGCATGGGACATTTTCACTAGTCATCTCATGCAGTACTCCATCTATTATTATTCCGTTCTTTGCTTCCATCTGTTTCTTCTTTTAGAATCAATTCGTTCCCAATCAATCCAAATAACCATAAGTATAGGAATGACTATTAATAATGACAAGCAAAGTATTACTATTTCAAGAAAATCGGTTACTTCCATGATTAGTTCCCTTTCAATTTATTTATTAGTGAATCAGCGAAACCAATACTCCATTCTGCCACCATATTTGAGTCAGCATCCATTATCTGTTGATGTGGATTGCTACAGAATCCTTGCATTGCAGCCTTCGCCAGTTCATAACGCCTTTGCTCCCAATCAACACTACTTCCTAATTGAATAATTTCTATATTTTGATATGGGATTGCGCATACACTCCCTTTTAGAAGAATACTTAATTTAGTCTTTTCTACATCGTCCCAGCACAAGACATCTCCAATTTCTCCAGCTGCTTGCTTTTGGATAGAGCCATCGAAGAACGTGTTTTGAAGTATTCCTTTTGCATCCGTCGCATCTGTGCCACTTTGTCGAAAAACTCTTTTGGCTTCATGGCTTCTGTTGTTCGTTTGGTAACAAATCTTCGATGTATGCCCAACGTTCTATCGTAACGAACTCAAGACGAAACTCCCATTCGTCATTGTTGTAGAGAATACCAGTCCCATAATATATCTCTCCTGATTTTCTAACAGCTTGATAGATGAAATCCCGTTTGAACTCCGGCATTTCTTTCACATCATGCCACACGCTGTTGATGCGCCATTCTGCGCCCCATGCAGCAGCTTTAGTGTGTTCAATAAATCTATCTACAAAACTCGAATTATTAGGGTCTGCTGCAAACGCATTTACATGAAGATGTTCCTTTATTGCCTCTTTGATGTCCTTTTTCATTCTTCAACTCCTTTCGGTTTGTTAATCTGTTTCCAATGGGTGATAATAACTTCATATTCGGATTCACTGAAATTGTCAAGATAATCCTCCGTCCATCCATATTCACCCCATACAGATGTAAGATAACCAACTTCTACAACGCCAGTGGCTATTTCCTTGTACTCAATCCTTAGCAAGCATGGGGTGTTTCGTTCCGGCACATCTTCCGTATTTTCTTTGCACTCGTGCCATTCCTCGAACTCATTCCAACGCCTTGCTATCTCTTTACAAAGAATGTTTGAACTTTCCACGTCGCCTAAATGGATTTCAGCTATTTGATAGTTCATCCCATCCTTTATGCAAAGTTCCGCATCCAATTCATCGGGTCCAAACACACGCTTCCCTCTTGCCGGAATACATACCAGTTTCAATGTGTCGGTATCTAATTCGCCTGTGGCGTATGTCCAATTCAGTTTTATTTTTGTCATTTCCTTTCCTCCTTGATAAATGATTTGTAATACTTACAGTTCTTGGCAGATTTCCTTGCCGTTATTCTCCGTTGTAGAGCCTTGCAATACATCTGACAGTTCGGGCAAGGCTCGTAATGGTAACACTCGCTACAATGCCTATCGTCATTCTTCATTTTGACCTCCTTTCTTCAATTCTGAAATCAGCGCATCGGCAAATTCCACAGAACTTACAGCAACCCCCTCAAAATCTCTCTCTCCAACCAGTACATCTCCATACTGATTACTTAATCGCCCTTGCATAGCAGCTTTTGCTATTTCATACCTACGTTGTTCCCAGTCTATGGCTTTTTCAAATTCAAGTGCTGTTCCGGGCATCATTCGACCGTCTTCCGTTAGATATGCACCGCACGATATTTTCATAGTGCCGGATGGTTTAACATCTACAACTTCACCTGTAACCTTGATACGTGCTTTCATTGTTTCTATACGGTTATCCGTGTTTCCGGTACAGTTTTGCTCCTGTTTGGCACGTTCTCGCACCATTCTTGTATGTTCCGCCACGCAAGCCTTGCACCTGTTTGTATATGACTTGCTGAACTCTGAAATGTGCTTTGTCTGTCCGCACTCGCTACACTGTTTATAAACTGAATTATCCATGATTATTACTGATTATATGTTTCTTGAATAGCTTTGAATATCTCGTATGCCACCTGTGGTACAATCGCATTGCCGTATGCCTTTACGCTTTCTTCTCGCCACTTAGGAAAGGTAATTCCGTCCAATCTGGTGGAAACCCCATCATTTCTGCTACAAACAGGGGATTGAGTTGGGAAGTTTTCCCATCCTCGTATGGTATGGCCTGAATGATTTTTGCAACAGATTCTTCCAAATTCCCTTTGTTTCGTTGCGCAATCTGTGGGTTGTTCAGATTTATACCGTTCACCTTGTTGGCTCTTGGTGTGGGTAACAGGTTGCTTACCGACAAATCCCTCAATTTTGCGGAATATACCTGCCCTGACGCTCTTCTTATCTTCTTCCCTGTAACCTTTGCTGCGCCTCCCTGTCCGTCTGATGCAACAGGTGTTGGAAGCAAATCCAACGGCATGAATACTGTTTTGCCCTGCTTGTTGCATACTTTCAGCCCCTGTGTCTGTACGGTTGGCAATAAACCAAACCCTATCTCTTCGGTGTGGCGCACCGATGGCACAAGCTGGAATAAGTATCGGCTGGACGGAATATCCCTCACGCTCAAGGTCTGTACATATTGTTTCGACAACGTATCGTTGGTGTATCTCCTCATCTTTGTAATCTTCTCCGAAAAGAGAGGTCGAGCTACCCAATTCAACCGTCTTGCCGGGCTGTACCATCGTGACGATTCCACCAACATTTTCACCGATAATCCAAGTCGGTCTGATTTCCCGAATTGCTCGTAGCATTTGCGGCCAGAGGTAACGGTCGTCATCTGTTCCCTTTCGTTTACCTGCAACGCTGAAAGGTTGGCATGGGAAACCTCCGCTGAGTACATCGATACGTCCTCTATATTTGGAGAAGTCTGTTTTTGTGATGTCTGTATAGTGTTCTGCATTTGGAAAATGATAGTTTAAAATTCGTGTACAAAATTCGTTTATCTCACAATGGAATGTGTTATGCCATCCCATCCATTCGGCTGCAAGGTCAAAACCGCCTATACCGCTGAATAAACTGCCATGGGTTAGCATTACACAACCTCCATTAAGTCAAACAATGTCGGTGCTGTTACCTGCATTTCAACCTCTTGCAGATAAGACAGACCGTCTTTCCAATAGTCATAATTCAGTTCTGTCGATAGCCCTCTGCGTCCCATCTTGATTGCGCAATAGGGTACTGTCTGAATGCCACCGAATGGGTCAAATACCACATCGCCCTTGTTGGAGTATCTTTCAATGAGCCTTTCCACGATGTCAAGCTGCAATGGGCAGATATGGTTTTGGCGTTTCTTCTGTGACTGCTTTGTATTGAGGGTGCGCATCCGGGTAACATCGTCCCAAATCCAATCCTTTTTGCTAACAGGATCTATCGCCATGAATGTTTTAGGTAGCTTGCCGTATGCTTCCAGTTCTTCCGCAAATGCGATATGTTCCTCGTAGTTGTAGATATGTTCCCTTTCGTATTTCCTGAACAGGGAACGTATCTTGTCAATACCCAAGCCTTTCATGTCCTCGTAGCTCAACAGGGAATTGCCGGACGATTTCCAGCTTGCATGAGCATCTATCTGCCAACGGGCAAGCGAGTATTCACTCTTATTCTTTGTCACCGGCAAATCAGCATAGGCCCGTGAGGTATCAGAAGGCAGCTTGCGGAAAAGAAGAACATATTCCGGGCAACCGATACCCATCTTTGAACCGTCCTTACACATTTCAGTATAGCCAAGTCGATAAGTCTGGTTGTTCTCCCTTACTACATCCGTATCCACTGTAATACGCCCCATGTAGCGGAACCCGTGCTTCAGATAATGGAATACTGTCATTTCGCTGAACGGATCGATAGTGGGCATACCATCACCAGTAGCGTTACCGAATAGTACACGGTCCTTTACATGGATGCAAGCCAACCGGCCGGGCTTTAATATGCGCATAAGTTCAGGCGTAAGGTAGTCCATCTGCTCAAAGAACTTGCCGTTGTCCTCATTATGTCCGAAATCATTATAGGTAGGCGTATATTCGTAGTGATTGGAGAACGGGATACTGGTTACAATCAGGTCCACCGAATTACTTTCCATAGTCTGACATTCAAGAACATTGTCGTTATTTATGGCCCTCCAAAGTTTACCGGACTTCTCTTCCCGACTGGCGAACATCCAGCGCATCATCTTTTCCTCTGCCTGCAAACCAAACAAACCGTTCTCGCGGACTATATCGGTCATATTGGCTACCATCTGGCGGTGTTGCGCCCACTTCTGCATGAATGATTTGAATATTTCACCTTCGCTTTCGGCATACACCAAGTAAAGGTCTACGGGATGCTGCTGCATGAAACGGTAGATACGGGCTATCGCCTGGAACTTGTCGTTAAAACGGTAGTCGATGAACATGATTGCCTTATGACAGTGGTACTGGAAGTTCAAACCTTCACCAAGCATCTCCGGTTTGGCAGCCAGATATTTCAGACGGCCGTCCTTAAAGTCCGCTATCACTTCGTCGGCTTCCTCATCATCCTGCAAGCCGTACACAGCCTTACATCCGGGTATGGCATCACACAAAGCCTTCCGTTCATTCTCCAGGTCATGCCATAAAAGGAAATGGTCGTCTTTGTTTTCCGGGCGATTAATAATATCTACCACACGGGCAATTTTTTCCTGCATGTTGTCCCGACGTTCCTTAGCTGCATCAGCAAGACCGAGAGCAGCCTCACGAAACATTTTCACCTGCCCGTCACGGTCGGCTCCGGCAGTGGAGTTATCCACACTAACCACTTCCTCATGTACACGCAGTTCAGGCAGTTCATATCCTATATCGGGATAACCGAGGTCGGACGGTTTGGTGAGGAACAACGCCCATGTACTTACCCATAACCAGAATTCCTTTTCCTTGTGGGGATAGAGGGTAAGATTGTTCGCTTTCGTGCTGTCACGCTGGAAGAACCTTGTAAGTGCCTGCCCGGTATCCATCACTCCAAGGTAGCCGGCATAGTGTATCAGCTCCTTGTATCTGTTGGGTGACGGTGTGGCTGTTGCGACAAACCTGTACGGAACTTCTGCAAACAGAGGAAGAAACTCCTGATAGGTCTTGGTTCCGAATCCACGTAACACGCTCGCTTCATCCAATGAGGTAACGGTAAAGTAGGAAGGTTCTATTCTTACTCCGTCCTCGCCGTCACGGACGCGTTCATAGTTTGTCACCATGATATTGGTCGGACATTGCTTCACCTCCTGCATAGTACGCACATAGGTCACTTTCATGCCCAGATGTTGTTCAGCCTGTGTCAGAAACTCCACTACTACACGCTTGGGACAAACTATCAACCCTTTGCCTCCTGTGCGGTTCAGGATTACCCGCAGTATCTCCAACTGAGTTACAGTTTTCTGCATACCAAAGCTGGAGAATATCGCACGGCATCCACCGGATATTGCCCAACGAACTGTATCCTTGACATGGGGATATAACGACGGGGTTAATTCATCCGGATTGACTTCAAATCCGGTCTGATGGCTGATGGCCATCTTGTCTTTCAGAAATTCTATATATTCTTTCATCATATTGTTTCTTTTAATTTCTCCAATCTAAACACTCTTAACCTTTTGCAAAGAGCCTCAGTATTCTTTTTTGCCTGAGTAACCTCAACCGCATTCCCGATAAATTTCTTTTGGTCAGCTTGTGTGCCTATTAAAACATAATCTTCAGGGAATCCCATAATCTTTTTGAGTTCCGGAATGCGAAGCATCCGCATTTTAATATCCACTATGCCATACAGTGCCATGAACTCCTTTATCTTCACGATCATAGGACTATCATTGTCGTAGATTTCAATCGCTAGCCGTCCACTTTCCGTTGCTACTAGATAGGGCGGCATCTTATCCATGCGGGCTATCAATGTGAAGCAAGGGCTATCAACAGAGCCGCCAGCACTGTTGAACTGTGGATTCATCAGATAGTGCCATTTCCTGTTTGCGGTAATGGTCTGGGAGGGTTCCTCTATACTACTACCTACATTTGAGAATGCAGTATTCATTATCCACGGCTGGCATATTACTAAGTTTTGTTTCGGTGTTGTGGTAACAGCGGGGCATGGTGAGTTTATATCAGACACCTGACCACCTCCAGAATATTGATTCATAAAAAATGGAGATACAAGGGAAAGTCTGTCTTTCGTCAGAAGTGTAGGACAAGGCTGATTAATATCCTTTCCTGTATCCTTAAAGTTATAAGAACACATAAATCGGCTTTCAATTAAAGCCATCCTGTCCTTCGTTGTGACCGTAGGTGCAGGAAGTTCCACCGAATGATTATGCCCGTTCCCATAGTAAGCCGATACAAAAACGTGATGGTCTTTACAAGTGATTGCTCCAGCCGGTTCTTCCACTGATACGTTCTTGCTGTCGGGGTGTCCGCTAAACTGCTTAGAGAGGAAACAAACTTGCGCTACTCCAAGTCTGCCTTGCGTGGCTACCACTGGACATGGTTCGTCAATCCCAGGAGCGTTATATTTCCCTGTACGGCTCATAGAATTATACTTTACGAGGAAGGCATCCTTTCCTCCGGCTACAAACTTGATAAGTCCGGCATAGATACGTTCAAGCGTTTTCTCTGCAAGAGGCTTTTCCCTGAAGATGGTAGTTCCTTCATCAGAGAAATCAAGCACATCCTTTACCGGCTTCCACTTCTCCAGCCGCGAGAACATATCTTGCCTACCACCTTTACAATGGGTCGGTTCTGGGAATACTATCGGCAAGTTCTTTTTAGCAAAGATGCCGAAGAAGCGTTTTCTTGTGGTGTAGGCACCGAAGTCGGCAGCATTTAAGATGCGGTGCTCAAAGTTGTAACCGTACTTCTTGACATTGCGCACCCACTTTTGATAAAGCCGGCCTTTGTCCATGCTGATAGGTTTCCCATTCTCATCCATATCTCCCCATGACATAAACTCTTCTACATTTTCAATTTGAATGTAGTCAGGGTCTATAACATCAATATAACGGAAGAGATGTTCTGCCAACGTTCGGCTGTCGGCATCTCTCGGCTGACCGCCTTTGGCTTTCGAGAAGTTAGTACACTCCAAAGAGGCATGAAGCATTATCATGGCATCAGGGTATAACTGACGGATACGTTCTACAATAGTGCTTATCGGGGAAAGTTCCAGTGTACGGATATCCTCAATAAAGTGAAGTGCATCAGGGATATTGGCATCATGTGAAAGAATGGCATTCTTGTCATGGTTCACACAACAAACAACTTTTGCACATTTATTTCCATCCAATCGTGCTGCTTCCACACCTTCGGATAAGCCACCAGCGCCACAAAAGAGATCAATAACAAATAGTTCTATATCGGACAGACCTTCAATGGATTTTAAGATGTCTTTCTGCGATTTCATAACTTCTCCTTTTTAAACAGGTGGCTGAACGCATTATCCAAATCCAAGTCTAGATTCAGTTTGGACGGGAAAGATTTAATGTATTCGTACATCTTATAAGCGAGGTTGTCATCATCACCGCATCTGTCAATCAGTGTGAGCAACATGGCGTTCACCATGTCAGAATCATTGCCGAAGTTTTCCTGAGTGGATTCGCTGCAATGATTCACATCACTTTTCAATCTCTTTATCGCGGCTATGGCTGTGTTGAAGTTTCTTTTTGAATCGTGCCGCAATTCAAAGCCTTCTTTCTTATATTGCTGCTGCATTTCTAGAAGGTTGGTTTCTAAAACGTCCGTGAGGACAAATACGATGTTGGTTATCGTATTCAGTTTGTCTGTTCCTTGCATAATCGTGTATTCTTATTTCTAATTCGAATGAATCCCCTTCGTTCTGTTTATTCTAACAGTGGAAAGTCTTCATTCTTGATTTCACATTCTGTTTCGTAGTTCACGGAAGTATAACTTGGGATATTGAACTTTTTCCGGATTCTTACGATAACATCCGGATTTCTTGTTACCTAGTAAACGGTTATTCTCATGGTGATATCAGCATTTTTCTAGCTTCCTCATCTCCTGCATCAGCACGGTGCTTGATTTCAATGTACTCAGCATAAGAGATTCTGTTATCTCCACGCTCCTCTATCTCTTTTTCACGTTGGTTTCTGTATCGTTCACGCTCTTTCCGTTCAATATCTTTCCGACGTTCAGAAACGTAGTCCAGCATCGCACTTGTTATTTTCAATGGATCTATTGAACCGTAGAACCGCCCATACTTCCCTGACTTAAACCGTGCTATGAAAAAACAGATTTCAGCGGCATTTATATAATAATACTCCGAAAGGAATATCTCCGATAGTTCAGAAAGTTGCTCTTTCGCTATCTTGGTTGAAACTTCTGCAAAGTCATTCAATGAGCCAAATTGTATCTTTAGCCATTCTATCGGTGTTTCATCCCCATAAGTAGAAGACAATAGCCCTAAACTCGGAATGCTGTCATTCAACGCCAGTTCTGAATGGGTTGCATTACATCTGACAAGTTTGAACTGCAAATCAGGGTTGTAATCAAGAATGAATTGTGCAGGATCGGGATATTTATTCAATAACGCCCTCTGCTTCAAGTTCCTTTCTCTTTTTTGCGGCAGCTTCTCTAACGGTTGTAGCGACTGCAAGAACTGAATCACGTTTTCGCTGCTCGCTATCCTGTTGATTTTTACTAAGTCTTGTCCCATTATAGTTTCCTTCCAATATTTTAGTAAAGTTTGCTTGTTTGAAAATCCAATCAAAGTCGCATTTCCAATTGCGGTCATTAGCTCCAAGTAAGAACGGGGATTGAAGAATGAGATTGAAAACACTCCTCACTGACTCTTTCCCATATTGGGCTATCCGGGCTTTTACAGCCTTTTTTCTCACATCAGTCATTGATCTTATCTGCTGGAGTCTGTCTTTGAATGTGGTATTATAGTATTCCATCAATCCGCTGTAATCAATCTTTTCAGAGGGGGAGGGCGAAGAAAGCTTGGCTTTCTTTGATACTCCGTCAGGAGTATTTTCTTTCTTTTGATGTAGAGATATATCTATATACTCTCTTTCTTCTTTCTTTGTATTTGTGCCCTCTGTGTGCCCTGATTTTTGTAAAAGTTCGGATTGCGGTAGATTGTTGTTCATGGGCTGTGCCCCAAGTTGTGCCCTTAGTTGTGCCCATTCCTGTCTTAATTCATTGATTTCCTTTTCAATACCTGTGTCCTTACTTGTGCCCTTGGTTGTGCCCATTGGATTATATTCTTCATATTTACATAAGGTTATAAGGTTCATTCCTTGATTGCACTCAACAGTTATCATACCTTTCTTTCTAAGATGCACAAGAAAGGAACGCACCTTCTTTTCAGACCATTTCCAACGCTGTGACAGAAATCTTATGGATGCAGGATATTGACCTCTTGAATAAGAGATTTCTCGACCTCCGATACTCTCCTTTCGGGGCGTTGCCTCAAATCGTGCAGACTGAATTAAGTCTAACCACGCTTCGCAACTGCTAAAAGTACGGGCTTCATTCCACATTTCATTCGAGAAAAACCTGCGGCTTAGCCTCAAAAATCCTTCGTCCATAGTCTTAGAATCTCACGTTAGTTAATTGCCTTCCGTTAGAAAATACAGCCCACTTACCATTACCGCTATCAAACAATCGTAAATCCGACACCTCTCCGAAACGTTTGATGTTACCGCATAAATCCACAATCCATCCACATTCTTTAGAAGGATGCGGGCGGATGGCACGACCGACTATCTGATACCACATGGCAAGTGACATTGTAGGACGTGCCATAACGACCGTATCAAGTTCCGGATAGTCAAAGCCAGTCGTAAGTACACCCACATTAGCTACTACCGGAATTTCACCAGCTTTGAACGCCTCAAGAATATGTTCACGTTCTTTCTTAGGAGTATCACCTGAAACGATAGCGCAACCGGGTATTGACATCGTTAACCGTTCCGCTTCTTTCAAAAAACGGGTAAAGACCAAAATACCCTTCCGTTTTCCTCCGGCTTTGGGATTCATCAGCCTTTGGACGATATGAACGAGATAACCGTAGAAGTCTATCCGTTCATATTCTTTTTGAACTGACCTATCCGTATAGTCGGCACCAGTAGTATTTACTTTCAAGTTAAGTTCATTCCACCCTGAAGGATTCATTGAATAGTAATCCAACTTCGCCAAGTAGCCCATATCTAATAGGGTTGATACCTGTACATGATAAATGACCTCTGAAAAGACATGAGGTTTTGTCCGAGTGATAAATTTCAGCATGGAGCCGAAATCACGACTGGAGCTTAAACGGTATGGCGTTGCTGTCAGTCCAAGAACCTTACACTTCACTGCATCAAAAAAATCCTTGTACATTCCCTCTTTGGGGTTTACAAGATGACATTCATCCACAATGATGTTCTTGAAGTGGGTAAACAGTTCGGGATGATTCTTCACACTGCCGATGGTGGCAAATGTTATCCGGCTTATCTCCTTTGAGTTAAAGGATGCTGAATAGATACTGCAATCAAGAATACCGTATGAACATAGCTTTTTGAAATTTTGCTCGAGTATTTCCTTGCTTGGCTGAAACACCAAAGTGTGCCCGTCAAGCCTTGCGGCTATATCCGCTATGATAAGGCTCTTTCCGCTTCCGGTCGGTAACACCATAATGGCATTTGTTTTCTTCGCCTTGTTATTGAAGAAAGAAACGGCAGCATCAGAGGCTTTCTGTTGGTAATCACGTAGTTTGTACATATCTATCTTCTGATTTAATGATAAAATGGGAATCCTCACTAAGTTTGGAAAGAAATATCCGGATTATATAAGCCTGTTCCTTACTTAATCCAACTGGAGAGAATGAACCATCATCATTCTTGACCATCATAACAAATGTTCCTGCTTCCAAATCATTCATAACCCTTTCTCCTTTCGTAACTTCTTATTAAGTGCTTTGTAATACTTGATTAGCTGTTCGTACTCAAAATCAGTCATTTTGGAAGTGCTGGCAACTTTGACTTTCAGCAAATCAAACTTCTGTTGACCGATTTTAGCAATTAGATTCACCCGATAGCCTTCCAAATGGTCGGCTTTGAACCTATTGCAGTGCCGGCATTCGGCATGGCAATTATTCTCATCAAAACGGGTCGCCAGATGTGTACGACTGAAATAGTGCCCGCAGTCTGCTTGTGTAAACGGCTTTATCTGTCCGCACGAGATACATCTAAAATACCCGTTTGGCATTGCATCACGAAGCCGGATAAAAAGGGAAAACTCCTTGTCGAGCTTAGCTTTCAAATCCGGCTTCTTCTTTACTGCTATCCCTGCTTTATCAAATAAAGGCATAGGTTTTTCTTTCTTCTTTGGTTTTCGTTTTATGTAGTATGGCATTATTTTATATATTTGCGGGTGTAATATTTGTATTCACTCTAAAATCATATTTATATGAAGAACTATCGTATTATTTTCACTCATCATGGTAATGAGTATTCCTTTACAAAGGCGATAAGTGCCAATTTATCACAGTATAATTTTGAAGTAGCATATAGAACTGAAATCAGAACTTATATGACAAATCATGGATTAAATGGGAATTATGAAGTTGTTGGTGTCATAGAAATATGAAAAGTAACTATTAGTAAATAAGAGGATGTTTTTATCATTAAGCATCCTCTTGTTATGTGGTGGTATCGGCAGGGTTCGAACCTGCATGAGCTTTCTGCTTTGAGTAACCCTTCCGGCTGGGTAAAGCTCCAGTACTCGTCGTGCGTCTACCAATTCCGCCACGATACCAGATGCCCGTCTTTCCGGGCTGTCAGTTAATCAACATAAGCCATAGAAAACTCTTTTGGAATGAATCTGCCAACAGGAATAGGTTTTGCTGATTCGATAGAGGTGTGAATGTCTTTCTTTTCATACACATGCCCTTTTTCTTTGGCCTGTTTCTCATATTCCGCCTCTTTGTTTTTAAGCCAGTGAGAAATAAGCATCATAGCCCTATCTACATTGAAAGTGTGAACCACAAAGGTCTGTGTCCTTTCTTCTTCATCGTCAAAGGTTACTTTAGTTTCAATTTGGTAGAACTTCTTTTCATTCGGCTTAGTTTCTTCCTCCGTATCTTCTGTGTCTATTGCATCCAAGTATTCTTCCGAAGAAATTTCGTCTTTCAAATAAGCCTCTGAAGCACTATCTACTTTGCGCTCTTTCAGATTATCGGTAAGAATGATACACGAATCAAACTCTTTTGCCATTGTGAGTGTAAAACCCGATTGGTAGTTTAGTTCGATGTAATCTTTTAGGATGGCGATAACGTTTTCTAACCCAGTAGCATAAAGAAGGAACTTATATTTCTTATCGCCAACTTGGGCTTGTGCGATGTACGGGTACAGGCATTTGTTTTCATTCTCAAATGCCATTCGCTTTTGATTGCTGACCTCTACTTCCTTAATACCGTCTGCTTCCATGCTGAAACGAATTTTCGCCAAAGTGTCTTGTCCTATCAGCGTGCCACGGTCAAAAAGAATTTCATTCCGTTCGATGGTTACTGTTTCACCTGTATCTTCATCAATGAAAGATTCCTCCCATGTTTTGAGGACACGTTTTGCAAGGTACATGTTGAGCATCTTTTTCGGGTCAGATGTCACATACCTGATTTCTGTTTTTCTTGTTTCTATCATAACTAAATAAATTCTTGATTTCTTTGTATTTCCTGCTGGGCGTATATCAGCATTTGATGTTCATTTGCAGCCGGCAGATAGATACCTGCTACTGATGCACTCCAGTTACGAAAACGGTCAATACTCAAAGTCATTTCACCTGTTGTCAGCTCGGCAGAACTTCTTAAGTAAGTTACTTCCTTACCTTTCTTGTTGACCGTCTTTCTCTCAAACAAATCACGGTTGCAAATCCTCTTATAAAAATCAATTTTTGCTTCGTCGAGACTGCAACCGTACTCACTACCGAAATACCCTAAAAGAAGATGCAAGTAGCTGTTTTGGGCAAGCGTGCGGTTAGGTAGTTTCTTTTTCACTTCCACCACCGCACGTTCACTAAATAGCTTGTTTACATACTCCTTGAACTTGGGTATTTCATAATGATTTGATAAATTAAATATCATTTTTCTTTTTCCAAATATAGCCACCAGCCGTTTTCCTTTTGCCGAGCGTACAAGCATTGATACTTGATGCAGCAACTTGTGTTTCAAGAGAAGCCACTTTTGCACTTTCAAATTCAGCTATATAATTCATTTGTAATCCAAATTGCACAACTGGAATTGAATGAGTTATAGACATCTTTCTTTTAGAAAAACTTGAATGCTTTTTATTATACATTGGATGTTTTTCCCCTTTTCGGCTCATTGACATTCGTTTTTTAGTTTCTGCATTGATAACTTTACCTTTAGCAGATTTACTAAAACGGCTTTTAGTAATAGGATTATTATTGTTTTCCGTGCGAGTTACCCACCTTAAATTACAAACATTATTATCCGTTCTAATTCCATTAATGTGGTCTACCTCTGGTTTATTAAATGGATTGGGGATAAAAGTTTCTGCAACAATTCGATGTAACAGTCTTTTATCTTTTCTCAAAGTAACATAAACATATCCGTTCTTTACTCCAACATTTGGAGTAAGCACCTTATTAGGATTCCGAACTTTACCTGTATTAGAAACTTGATAATATCCATTATACCCTTTTACTGTTTTCCAAATCTCTTCCATATCATTCTTCAAGTCGAACAACATACGCTAAAAAGGTAAATCGTCCTTTACATTGCCATTAGCATCAACCGGAGGCGGGAAATTCTGCGGCTGTTGCTGATAGGTCGACTGTGGCGCTGGCTGTTGTACCGATGTTGTTTGTTGGGATTGCGATACACCACCACGCGCATCTATTTTGTAGCACCGAATAGATGCCATACGTTTGAGTTCTCCGTCCTGATTCGTCCAAGAACGCCCTTGTAAGACAAACGATACAGTAACAACATCACCCTGATTAAAGCGGTCAAGTTCTGCACACTTATCGCCTGAAAACTCTAAGGGAATAACATTCTCATACTCGCTACGCTCTCCCGTATAAGGGTCGTAAGTGGTAGCATCTAAAATGAACTCCCGTTTTGTAAACGAGGAACCACCGTTTTTGGATGGTATTTGAACGGTTTGTCCGATTTCGATTATCCGTCCGGTTATTTGGTTTGCCATTAGTTTTCTCCTCCAAATATCTTTTTATCGGTTATAAGTTCTCTGTTTTCTTCCAAGAACCGGATAAACTCCTCACAATGATTAGTAAGAATGGGAATATCACGTTCAGGATTGAAAACGTATGTTTCTGTATAGGTATCTACCACATAACCGCCTTTGTTGAACTCTACAATGTTATACTCAAATGTCCGTACATCAGAACCGTTCTTCATTAAAGCGTATGGATATACTAAATGCTGGTGGTGATCTTTGAACTTTCCCACGGTATAACTACCGGTTGTTTTGATGTCGTGAACACTGGTAGGCATCAGTTCGTCAATCAAACCATAAACCAATACACTACCGTATGCAGTAGGCAAGATGGCTTCTACTCTTTGTTGGGTTAATGCTCCTTTGAAGTAGTTGGCAAACTCGCGGCAAAGGTCAATGTGAAAAGTGAAAGTGCGATTGTTGTAAACAGCTTTTATCCCGTAAAGTTTTCCGTCATCGTGATATGCCTTGCTAATTTCCATTATAGAAGATTTACGGTTCTCAATCATACAATCAATGATTTCATTGAAAGCCGTACCACGGTCTGCCGCTTCGCTATCGAATGGCTTGCGGTTAATCCGGTCTATCAGTTCTTGAAACTGTTGTTCGTGAAATTCTTCAGGAGTATGGGGTGGATTTTCTGACCACCCCCAGTACTTATCCCAAATCACATCACTATTCAGATATGACCCAAAGGCATCAAGAAGCGTTGCGTAAATACGATATTTAGGCTGCTGGTTCATATTTCTTTTCTGAATTAAGTTTCAAATTCAAAGACTTCGCTTTGTTAGCTACCAACTTTGCCGCCATTTGCTTTGAAGAACCAACGTGCTCAAAGTTATCTATTTGCGCGATAAAATTATTGGCAGATTCCGCATCCGTAATAAGTTCGATCTGTTCTTTTATCTCTTCAATAACTTTATCATACTTTTCCTGTGCCTCTTTCTTGGCAGCAAGCATACCCAAATACGAATTGATTATCTTGGCGGTGATAAAGTCGTTCTTTGCGGTTGGATTACCATTCTTGTCAAGAATGGTAGGAACTTCCATCACTGAAGGAAGATTGCAAGTATTCTTACCGTCATTTCTTGAAGTTGGGTCAAAAGTGATAGTACGTCTTTGGACGCCTCTTTCGCTTTTCATTTCAAGATAACCGAGCAAATCCAGTTCAGTAACGATAGAGTTGTAGGATTTTTCACGCAAGGCAGGGATAAACACCGTATCATCACCTTCTTTTCTTGTGTCGCGATGGGCAACGAAAATGATGTGCTTGTTAAGCCCCGAAAGTGTTCGTGTCATCCATGAAAACTCTGCATTGATACCGCTCCAATCCTTGATAGACGGTTGGCGGCTGCCACATTTATAAGTAATGATGAAATCCATCATCTTACCGATTGTATCAACTACAATGGTCTGATAAGCAGACAAATCCTCCTGCAAAACCTGTTGAACATCACTCCATGAAGTGACCTGTACAGTATCTATGTTTTCCAAATGCGCCATATTCATACGCTTAACGCCATTATCGAAATCCAATAATAACGGTTTCGGAGCACTCAATGCTACCGTACTCTTTCCCATACCGGCCTGACCGTAAATCATCATTTTTACTGTGGTAGGGATTACTAATTCATTTGATTTTTTAATAAGACTCATAATCGTAAAATTTAAAGGGTTTATATTACTTTCATTCTATTCAAAAATCTGTTGATCGACTCCAAATTGTACCAAATCATTTTTCCATCTTTGGCAAATGAAACCTGGGCGTTATTCCTAAGTTTATCAAGGTAATCAACGCTACACCCCAAATAAGCCATCGCTTCATCCTTATTAAGCCAAAGCTTCTGTACGGATTCAACCTTTCCTCTTTTCATATCATATCTTTCAGAAATTCTATTTTCTCTTCTCTGGTCCGTCTTGCCCTACGCATATCTGAATGGAAATCCTGATAAAACGTAATTGAAAACACACATAATAAACAACAGGCGATAACAGAACGGGCTATTGGTGGGAAATCCATAGTGAATTTCATGCCAGCCAGACGCTCATATAGCATGGTAGCAAGTTCTCTTCCATTTCTTACATGAAGAATTTCAAAAGCCTTCTGCAACTGGTTGTTTATCGTACTCACAGCCCTGCATTTCAAATCGGCTATTTCCTTCTTCTCATACCCTTGTGCATACATTCGTGCCGTAATCTCGCATTCAGGTGTAAGTTCATTAAAAACTCTCTTCATAATCGTGTAAGTCAGCTGATTAATAATTGCGGATAACCTCAATATATCCGGCTTCCCTGTTAGTGTCCACCGAATACAAAGTTTGCTTCTTGTCTATTATCCGGTCAATCCTTGCCAGCCTGTTAAGGTCAGCGGTACACCTGCGAAGCTGTCCGGCAAGCTTGTCGCTAAAGTCAAAACTGATTCTGTCATTCTTCTTTTTCAGCTTTTTCTTGATTTCTGTTCTTTCTTTCAGTTCTTTTGCCATAAGAGTAAAATTTAATTAATGATTCGTGGATGGTAAGGGAATCGAACCCCTCTCAATCGTGCCAATTGTTTGCGCAACACGAAGCTCTAACCGATAAGCTAACCATCCGATTAAAAAAGGTGCACTATCCTCACGGACGGCACACCCAGTACAAACAAAAAAAATAAAACACGAATATCTAATCTATTATCAGAACAATGCTTTTAACCGCATTCTTGAAATGTTCAAACTTCTGTTGCAAATCACTCCAAGATTTATACCATGCTTTTTTCTCTTCAGCTAATTTCTCGTTAGCCTCTTCCAGTTCTTGCACACGCCTTACTAAATCTTCTTGCGTCATGCCTCTTAATTCTTCCACTGTCATAATCGTATAATTTAAAGTGTAGTCCGAAAGGCAGGAATCGAACCTGCTTCTTGTGGGGTAATGAGACCTATATATATAAAGAATATGATTATTATTAAATACCACATACATTCCAATAATGCTACTTTCGGATGATTACCGCCCGGCTGGTTTGCATGGCTATTGTGCACTCATCCCCATGCGCCTTGTGCCGGATTATAGGACTACCTTTTAGCGGTCTGTTTTAAGTTCTCTATAAGTTATTCTCATGAGCGACACACACCCTACACATATAACACTCATTATAGTGATAGAGAATATTTTCATAGGACTGTAAGTAGTAATAGCCCCGTAAAGCATACCGGCAGCACATATACTAACCAATATAGATAAAACGAATTGGATTGTTTTCATAATCGTATAAATTTAAATAAGTACCTGTACCCTAATCGAATAGCAGAACCTTATTTCAGTTCAGTACAGGCTATATTGTCGAAAACAGTACGGACGCCTAACCCATATGCTCACTGCTCAAAGACGATTCTTTGCGGTGTTTTCTATTAATTGTTAAACATTGCACAGCTCACAAGCCCCAACTTGCTTATGTGCGTTCGTTATCTTTGGTTGGCAAAAACGGCTTATGAATTACACCGTAATTGCTTTTACAGAATTTCAAAGAACTAATCAATAGTACCCTACCCGATTCTCGCTATCGGTTGCCGTTCAATCCGTCCGTAGGGCTGTCGTGCATTGCATAATCGTGTATTATGCGTATCGGCTGATACCTTGTACCCGGCATAGAGCATCGTAATCCATGCCATCATCTTCACAAGTTTCAAAACCTTTTAAGGCATCTTCCAAACTGTCTATCTCATCCGTTATCAACTGGATAACTTCTTTTTTGCTATCAGCATTGAACATCAGGCAAACAGTCCTTTCATCGTTGTTGTGAGCTGCCTCTAAATCTTTATAAAGGCTATCCAACTGCTGGTTAATCGTGTAAGCATTCATATCCATATCTTTTATGCGATTGACATCAGATTAGCTTTTTTGAAGCATCTGAATTCTTGGCGTTCAGTATCATAGTAAGTCTGGACGGTATCATTCTTCTTTCTATTGTCAGTACCAGTGATGGCAGGCATCAGCTTTTCATTTAGTGTACCGTATGCCTCACGAACAGAACCGTCCACTTTTTTGAAGTAGAACTTCACTATCTTCTTCTTCATCTCACCTTTCAACTTCAAGTTAGCCCAAGAGACCTTCATTGCTTCGCTCATGGTGTAGCCATTACGCTTAACGAACTGCCAAGCAAGGCTCATTACTTCGTGTAAAAATTCTCTTGTTCTCAT